CCGCCTTGCTGGAAATGGATTAGAGTATTAGCCATTTGATTAATCCAAAGCTGTAGCAGAATTTACAACGGTAGAGCCTTGAGTTACTGGCACATTAGTAGGGTTGTACTGTATCGCCAATACGCTATCGAAAGGAGCGTCAGCGGTCACGTGGAAAACTTGCGCTTCGATATAACGCTTGTCGACTTTTGGTACATCCAGAATAACCAGCTTGTCGTCATAAGTAGCAGCGCCAGCCGTTCCTGTAGGGAAATCGGTTAGCAATGTCATGGTTGCAGTATCGTTGGTATCTGATACACCAGCTTTTAACGACACAACCGATGTATCAAGCACATTGCCAAACTCAGCAATAAACATTACTGATTGATAGCCTGACATGTCCAGAATCGTTGCTTTTGTTGGGGTAGCACTAGCAGATCCAGCACCGCCAGCACTAATGCGAACGATATTTGCGTTTTTTAATAATCCAGCCATTTCATAATCTCCTTAAGATACAGCGATTTTCAGTTTGCGGATAGCTTCAGGCAATACGACTGCAGAACCGGAACGCTTGCGGGCACGGAAAATTACCAGGCCGTTATCTGCTTCGGTCGTAAAGTCTGTCTGAAAGCTAATGCCGATCCGGTCAACAATTTTGTAGCCTCTGCGGAAATCGCCATAAATAACTGGGTATGTGCCAGCAGCGATATCAGGCATATCAGCCATTTCGACATAAGGCACGCCTAGAATAGTGTTAGGTGCAGAATTCGCAACGCCTGGAGTCCAGAGATATCCACCCATGCCATCTTTCAGCTTGCGGATCGCGCCCAAAGTAGAACGATTCATTCCCAGAACTGCATTAGCTGCATATCCGGTCTTGATTGCGTAAATTAAATCCATTAAGCCGTCCGCAGTAATAGCAGCAGCTTCGCCAGATGCAGTGTAGCTAATTGATCCATTAGTCAGCACGCCTTCACCCTGGTTGCTGGCATTGGTTCCGCTAATATGCTCAGTTCCTTCTTTAACTGCAAACTGTTCTGTGGCATCTTCGCGCAGTTCTGCCAAAAGATCATAACCGGAGTCTTCTAACATTTGCTGAGAAACGGCGATTCTTGCGTACATTTCAGGGGCTTTTATCTCGATCATGCCGTATGTTGGATCACCAGTATTAGTGCGGGTAGCAATTTCACCAATGCGCGATGCAGATCCGCTTGCGGTTTTTCTTGGCTGTTTGAGACTGTCACCACCGATTACGCGCACAGTAGCAATTGCTCTCATTGGAGTAGTTTCAATCAAGTTCTTGATAATTGCTGCTTCCATTTCTGGAGGTGCAAGCAGATAGCCGGCGCTAACGTCGTCAGCTTTAACGATGCTATTGGCGTATTTATTGATGGTTTCAACGTCATTGCGGTCACGATCTTGGGGAGATCTGCGCATTACTCGATCAAATGCTTTGGTAACGGCGGCAAAATCTTGCTTAGTTACGCCAGCAGATGGGCGATTAATCAGCTCTTCGATTCTTTCAAGCTGTTCTTGTGTGGATTTGGCTTGCTGTTCAGCAAGTACCAATTTTTGATTGACATCTTCAAAACGGTCGAGCGCCTTAGAAGCGTTTTCAATCTTAGCTTCTAGCAGTGCATCGCGTTTTTTTAAGTTTTCGTCGTTTGCATTTTTGAATTCGTTGAAAGCGTGCATTAACACGTCAACTGGATCTTTCTCCGCCATTTTTTACCTCGGAAGTGATTTTGTCTAAAAATTCAGCCAGTTTTAAGGCTGCGTCTCTTTGACCATCACCGTCTCGGTAATCATAGTCTGATTGCATAAGCGCTATTATACGCTTTGCTTGAGTTTGCGAAAAGCCTTCTACGTCACGTAAAACCCTTTCCACATCCCTTATATGCGGAGTGTTGCATACGTCTTCCGCAATGTCAATAGGTAAATGCAAATAATGGTTTAAAATATTGCTTTTTGCAAAATTCTCTTTTCTCTTCGCTGGAATAACGTTGTCAGCAAAGCCGGCATCAACAGCAGCAGCACCCTTAAACCAGGTTTCTTCACTTACCCATTTTTCTAATTTTTCACGTGATTTGCCTGTCCTAGCTGCATAAATATCAATAATCCCTGATTCTAGCGAATCTAAAACCTGCGCTTCCTTGCGCATAGAGTTAGCATCACCCATAGCCATTGACCAGGGCTTGTGAACCATAATATGTGATCCCTCGGTAATGCTTATATTGTCGCCAGCCATAGCGATTACACTAGCTATACTTGCCGCAATGCCATCGATAACAACATTAACTTTAGCTGGATGATTCACAAGAGAGTTATAAATTGCCTGACCTTCAAAGACAGAGCCGCCGCCAGAATTTATACGCGCTGTTATCTCTGTTACCTTGAGAGCTTTTAACTCACGTGCGAATTCATTAGCGTCAACCCCATCCATCCAGCCGCCGATGTCACCATAAACAAATACCTCGGCCATGTCGTCACTGACTTTATTGACGCGCAAAGAACCAAAACCCATTTTATTCACTTGTTTTGTTGTCATTTAGTAACTGGCTCCCAGGTTCAATATAATATTCGTCTCCGCCATCATATGGATTCATGTCTTCAAGCGCTAAAATTTGGTTAGGACTAAATGCTTTCATGCGGTACATTTTGTCATAAAATTCTGCACGATCCTTAGCAGCACCACGCATTAGAGCGTTAGCATTAAATTTAGCATAATATCCGCTACTTATATCTTGATCTGTAAGTAGGTTCATATTTATACTTTGCTCTATGCGCGTATACCAAGGCATGAGCGTGTGTATAACGTGCGCCAAAAACATCTGTTCGGCACTGGCGTATGTTGCGGCTTTATCAGCTTGCCCTATCATGATAGGCATAACGCGGAATGCTCTACAAATTTCTTCTATCTGGAATCGTCTATTCTCGATTGTTTGAGCATCAGCACCGGACATGCTAATAGGTGTGAATTTTGCACCACGATCAACGACCAGCGGTTTATGGCGGTTTGCTCCACCAATACGAGTTTCTATCCATTGCATTAAATCGGTAGCCTGCTTTTGGTTCAATGCGCCGTCAACAGAATAAATCCCGCTAGTTTGCACACCGCTGGCATGCAGTTTGTTCTGTGACTCTTCGATATTGATGGCTAATCCGATAGCTTCACGGGCATATTTGACAGCTTCCATGCCAATGTAAGTGCTCCAGCTCGGTCCCTTGACATGCCACATCATATCAGCAGGTATAGTTCTTTGTTCTCCGTCAATCGTAACTTTATACTGTAAATTTCGCTTTTGGTCGACCTCGGTAATAACTGTCCCAGGCTCAAAAGGTAGCAAAGAAAGTATTTTGCCGCGTGATTTATTCTTAAACGCGTAAAAGTTACCTACCAATCCAGCTTGAAACATTAGATTTTCAACGAATTCGAACGGGGTTTGCCAGTGATTGGGCTTTATTGATATGAGTTTATGTACATTATGGTCAGATGCAACCTCATGCTTTCCATCCGCTAAAGATTTATGTATTTTTAGCGGGACTTGCGCTACACCTTCAGCTTTAACCTGCAAACAACTAAAAACAGTGGCAACAGCGAGCGCCTTGTCTACTGTTACATTAACTCCGGACGAAGATGGTGTTAAAAAGCCTTCTAAACCGTTAAAAGTCACTAAATTGCTACGATTCTGTGTTTTTTGCCCAAAAATTGCACGCGCGATGCTCATTCAGTGCCTTTTTTATCGTTATTTAGCCCACTAAGCACACCAATAATCAGCATTATTGCACCACAAACTGAGTAAGATACCCACGGTTCATACAAATACAGGCCGTATGCCAGCGACATAAAGCCCAGTATTATCGATAAATCACTGATTACTTTCAATTAACACACCACTCAAAAGAGTCAATATCTTCTTGAGACACCTCAATTTCTATGATATCCGATTCCCTAAACTTATTTCTTTCATCTTTTGGATAGATCCCAAGACTATATACATAAGGCATAACATCTTCTTTTTTATAAAAAGCAAAGTTCCCATCATCTTCACTAAGCAATTCTTTGATCGTGTAGAGTTTCATTCGGTGGTTTCCCAGAAAGATTTGCCTATAGCTTCAGGATTCAAGCTCATAAGTTGCACAGCGTTGAATAATGCCATCAATGGATCAATTTTAGCAAATCCGCTAGCCTGTTTCGTAATCATGACAGCATTCCCACTTGGTACAATTTTAGCATTCCCGCAGCACCACGACATTATTGGTTGATCCGCGTGCCACATAGCACCCTCAGCAAGTTTTCGTTCACATGTCTTGATTGCGCCGCACAATTTCCAGCCTTGCGATATACCTATGATCTTATCCTCTGGAATTTCATGCTCTTCAAGCGCTTCAAGTATGCCGCCAAGCCCATGTGGATCTACGCCAATTTGATCTAATTTACCAGTATCATACACGATTTTACATATTTGCGCTACTTCTAACACATCATCGCCTATTCTGTCAACTAAAATTAAATCTTTCTGCTTAGAAAAATCCTTAAACCGTTCCGCTTCTGATTTTCTCCTGCTCATAACAGATGGATGGGCCCACGATTTACACCATGATATCCACTCTTTCGTAACGGTATCACGCCCAACAATCGCCAAGCCCATCAAATCATCCAGACCACCGCCATCAATGCCGATGTCAAATACTTCGCATCGTGCAAGCATAGATTCAAAAGTAATGGTTTCATCAGTTTGCTGTTCCCAGTAGTCGGCTCCTGCCCAGCGGTCGCTGCGGAGGTTTAGACCTATCTCAACATTTAGGTGTTTGGCCAGCACGCCAATCATCGACTCTTCGCCATCCTCACCAGCACGCTGGATTTTAGATATCAAGAATTCTTCGTCTACCGATGCGCCAAGATTGGGATTCGTAATATAGAAATACTTTGGATTCCTGTGCTCATTATCTTTAAGCAGCTTGTCTGGAAACTCATAAAGTGCAGGAAGAAATTTATTATCTTTGATCTTGCCATCACGCACGCCGCGAGCGTACATTAATTTTTTGCGAAATATTCCAGATGGGGGCTCGTCCGATTGAGTCGTTGTGTATATTGTGCAGCCCTCAGGCCTTGCTGCTAATCCTCCGGTAGCTTCCGTTAACATATTTTCAGCATTTAATCGCTTTCCAAATGCGTGCAATTCGTCCACAAGGGTAATGATTCCCTTCTTGCCGCTAACAGTTTCATTCTCAGCAGCAATAACCTTAAGCACTGACCCCATAGTCCTATGCTTAATTTGCCTTAGATGGTCCTGAACTTGGAACAAATCTGAAAGCTCCTCGTCGTTCTTTATCATTCCTCGCGCCGGAAGGAATGAGTTAGAGGCGACTTCAATTGTTGGTGCGATAATATAAAATTCACCATCAGGACGCCAGTTTCTAATTAATGCCGTGACCATAATCCCGGCAGCCAAGCCAGACTTGAAGTTTTTTTTGCTTACGTGTAAAAGATACTCTGTTATAAGCCGCCTGCCAGATTCCGTATCATAACTTCCAAACAAGCACGCCACAAAGTCAAAGATCCAGGGTCTACAAACTTCGCCCATTGTAGGAGCACCAGGCATATCACTTACACGCAACGACTTGAAAACATCTAGAGCAGCATTGGCCTCTTCAGGAAATAAAGGGGGAAAAGTGATAAGCGATTCTCCCGCAATTATCCTTGACTCCCAGTCTTTGCACTCAGTGCTGTATTCAATCAATTACTTTGCTATCCTCAAAGGTGCAGCGCCTGGGGAAAACTTCCCTTTAGTGGCCTTCTCAGCTCTAGCATTAGCCTGATCCTTTTTCCCAGTACCAATTTGCCCAGCCGGATTAATAACACCACGAGTCTGCACCAGTATGTTAGACAGTGTTTTTAACGTATTTGCCCTCTCAGGTAACGACACAGCTTTCAACATTGCTTTGCGCCTACGGTCGTCACGGTCCATTGCTGTATCGTCAATAATAAGCTGCTCAAGTTCTCCAATATAAGTAGTAACCTGATGCAGTTCCTCAAGCAATCTTTCCGCAAGTTCAATCGATCCGTTCGCCAGATCGTCGCTTGTCTTGTCATTTGCTTTCAATGGCGGTTTTTCTGGATCTTTAATTGACTCCGGTGCATCCATTGGCTTTCTTGCTTCGCCACGTACCCATCCGTATTTTTTAGCAAGTTGCCCAATGTGCGCAGAACTCACCAAATATTTGCAGGCTATCTGCGTATCAGTCATTAACCCTTCTCGGTAATCAATTTCCGCTTCAGCAATGTAATCTTTATTCTCGATAATAGTCATTTAAATTTCAACTCTTCATAACTGATAAAAAATCCACACGTGTG